CCATTTCAAGAGATGATGCTCGCTTTCCCTTAGCAGAAAGTCCGAGGTTGGCGAGACAACGCCCGATGCTGCTCGTCTCACAATTCTCGTACCAGAAAGAAGCATCCACACCGCGGTCTTTACGAGCCCCACGCGCAAAGCCAGTAGCGGAAGGCTGAGTATCAGCATAAGTTCTATAGGCGATAGCCTTAAAGACCACAATCCCTTTTTCTTCATCATTTAGCACCTGCTCAGTAATAATGGCTCCATCTGGAAATTCTTGGTAAAACTTATGAATTCTGGAGTCCACGTCTTCATAATCGTTAAGGTTGAACATCTAGGTAATACTTCCCTTCTGCATAGTCGAGCTGTTCTTTAAATGTCCACATAGACCCATCGTGCCAGGTCTGACATTCTTTAGCGCAGCTGAAACAATAATGACGGTTTATGACCTTACCGTGACGCTCTGACCTTATGGACCATACGGCCTGTTCTTGTCCACGAATGTCGTTTACGCCCCATCTCATACGGCAATAGTCGCACCATGTACCGCGTGGCGTTCTAGTTATTGCCACGAAGATTGTCCCAGTCGCCGATGACACTTTCCCCTGCCAATGCTGCGTATGAGACCAGGTCCACGAATGAGTCACGGTTAGGAGTTTCCACGATGCGGGAGATTTTGACCAGAGCCATACAGATACACACGTCCAGCGGGTCGATTTCCCTACCGAAGTAACTTGCCCAGAGGTCCGCAATTCTTCTAATGTTAACGGCTGGATGGCCGTAGTCGAGACCGCGCTCATCAAGCGTCGCTGCCGCTTCTTCCAGTAATGTTTTTGCGGTAAATCCATTTTGCTCTGTTGTATCCATGTGAGTAGCCCCTAACGTAGTATTTTTCTTTGACATGTTCTATAGCTGCATAAATGCCTAGACCTATAACAAATAAAGCTAGGCAGACGGTCGTTATCTGTTCTGGTGTTAGATTGTGCTTCATTGTGCATCTACTATCGGAAATACGACATAAAAACCATCGTCGTCAAAAGAACAAGCACCACATCTCAAAGATGGATAATCATTATCTCTATAACCTTGTAAAGATAAATGCGCCATCATAGAGATAGCTTTTTTACGAGCAGCTGATGCTTCTTTAGCCGAAGCATATTTTTTGATTTCTGTTGGTACCAAAACGTCGTACATTTTTCGCCCTTTCGTTTGTTGGTAAGCCAAAATGTACGGGCATTAGCCGACTTTTACACCTGGCGCGTCGGCGTGTCGTATAACGATTTGATAACGGTCTAGTCGTACCGCTTGCCTTCGACTACGAATGAACCTGATTTGTCAATAGGAATTGTGACTGGTGTCACACCTTTACGGTCTACGTATAGAATGCCGAAGCCTGACTGCCAGTTCATTGTCCCGCGCGTGTAATGGGCCTTGCTTACGTCCATTAAATGGCCTACCTCAAAGCCTGTCAGAATACCCGTTAAAACGCCCCCAGACGCCGTTGAGAAGGACGAAATCCCCTGGCGATGGGTATGACCACAGACCACCGACTTACCATGCCTCTTAGCGGCTTCTAGGGCCGTTAAACCCCCATGTGGCTTAGTGCTCTGCTCGTCCCCGTGGACCATAATCCAGTTAGGGGTAATCTCATACGGCTTGCGATGAAATTTAATGCCTAGCTCCTTGAACCCCATGAAGTTCTCGTATTCGAGTTCGGGTAGGCCAATCAGGCCTGGGAGCCTAGATGCTAGAGATTTGTAAAGTCTGTCCGTGTGATTACTTCGGACGATGTGGGTAACTTGTAAATCGTGGAGAACTTGCTGGCAAGCATCTCTATCACGTCCAATAGTCCCCGACCATTCGTCCCGCCCAGAAGACCAACGTGATATGGTCTGGAAATCGAGCTCATCACCAACGCATAGAACGTCGTCAGGCTTGTAGCGTTTGATGAATTTTGCAACTGCTCTTGTGTGTTTGACATTATGAAACGGTATTTGTAAATCGCTAATTACTACGATTCGCTTAATCGTCTTCTTCCTCGTCTTCATAGGGAGTAAAGTCGGGATTAGGGATAATCCATTCGGGTATTCTCATCGTGTCTTCGACATACCAGCGAGCATGGTCTTTATCCCACCCAGCGCGTACTAAAGCTTCATACGCTTCAACAACAGCTACAGCCCACACGTCAATAGGCTTTAAAGGTTCTTTCTTGTGGCGTTTAGCTGAGAGCTCTTTAGCGCGCAGTAACGCGGCTTTTTGTGCTTTTGTTTTTCTTGGTGCCACGCGCGCTCCTATCGTTAGTAAGCAATTCTAGAACCATCTCCTCTAGTTTTTCGATGCGCGACACGATGTGACTGCGGTCAATTATTAGAGGTACTTCATGGCGAATAATGTAACGCAGACCACCGATAAGGATGGCTGCTATAGATAGGCACGCTAAAACAAATGCGGCCCAGTCCGTCGGGTTCATCGCCGACCGAAGGCGCTATCGTTAGGATTAAGATAGCGAAGGATAACGGGCAGACTCGCGGCCAGAGCGGCATTCACAATTGCATTGGCATCCCAACCCACGGCTAGGTAGGTCGCTATTCCCGCTGCTAGGAAGCTTCGCGCCCAACTTGCCGCTATCGCTTTTAGTTCTTCCATCTTCGTCTCCAGTCAATATGGGCAGATAAAACATACTGCCGTCGTTATCGCCCAGTTTTGTAAAGCTAATGTGGATGTGCTTCTTGTGTGGGTTTATTCCTTTGTATTTTCTCCATCGGTAATTGCCGACCCAGGATGCAATTCGCTCGTTAAAGATGATATAAGAAATTCGCTTATCAGTTCTGGCAAGTAGTCGTAACTGATTAGCAAGGTCGAATGCCGCGGATTTGTCTGATTTGAGGTCAGCGTCAAGGTCGATGGCACGTACAATCCCTTTTTCATCAGGATTATGGTCAGATTTAGGACTATGTGCCTTATGGCCAGGTGACGCCGCGGCTCCATCCGAAGCTCTATCTCTACTGGGGAACGCATCGTCTACCTGTTCTCTGAGCTGTTGCCCCGCTTTACAAAGTTTCGGCATACTCTATAAAGATTGTGCCTCATCTGCATCTGGGTTTTCTAGCCAGCGCAGGTAACGTTGATAGTCTGAGTTGGCAGGGTCAGCAGGAATTGTTGAGGTAGTTCCGTCCCCGTTATCGCGGTGGATAATTACTTGACCTACTGAATTTTCGCCTTCTGTGTATGTGATAGCCATTTTTATAACTCCGCACTAATTGAAATTGTTGCCGCTGTGGTGTTGTTAGCAATCATACGATTCGCATTACCAGCGGTTAAACCTGAAGCGACTGTAAATTGAACGTTGATTGTATTCTTTGTCAAAATATCGCCTTGCACCACAGTCGCCGTGTTTGCCGTCGTGCCTTGAGTAACGCGATAATTGCTTGCAGTTGTAAAGGTTAGGGTTGGTGTTCCTCGCATCGTAGCCTTTAGCGGTATTACGCCAGAAGCATCTGTTGTTCCAATTGAAGAACCAATGCAGAAATACTCAAAAGCATTATCGCCGCCAAGAATCTGGAAATATCTCTGGCAAGCCGCCAACTCCCCTTGGAGTGTGCCAGCGTAAGTCTTAAATGGTGTCGCTACTGAACCGACTTCCATTTGTACGCCAGTTACCTCAAAGTAATCATTAGCCCCAGCAGTACCAGACCCAGCAAAGTTAAAGTTCAAGCCAATTTCTGTTGCAGTTGCTCCGACTGTGCCTGTGATTGTAAAGCGTTGCCAAGTGGTTGTTGGTGTAACTGATGTAGTCGCTGAAATGTTTGTCTGACCTGTGTAACCTGCAAGATAAAGGTTCTGGTCTGTTCCTGTTCCCCATACCCATTGAACACCCAAAAGACCTGAAGCAGCAGAAAAGTTTGCACCCACTCGCGCATAGAAAGAAAGAGTCACAGTCTTGCCAGCATAAGGAATCGAATTAACGGACTCAAAGCATTGCTGCAAGTTACGAGCAGCCGTTGATGTATTTCCTGAGTCGCGTTGCACTCGGGCGCAATACTGGATGTTTGGCAGATTTGTAGTGTCGTTTGTTGCCTGTCGGCTAACTGTTAATCCTGCGGTGTAAGCCGCTGAGATTGCCTGCCAGCGGTCTGCGGTGTATGAGGCTGAACCTGATACCGCAAAAGATGTTCCGCGTTGCCACACCTGAAAGGCTGAGTTGAGAATTGGATTTGCATTGACTGGCACTTGCCAGCGCAATCCTGTGCTAGTGGAACTATCTGCCAGAAGTGTGTCGCCGTTGTTGCCTACTGCCAGGCGAGCTGGAGTATCCGCTGCGGTTGCCGTAATGAGGTCACCTTTTGCGTCTACGATTGTGTTCTGAATGGCATTGGGGTCATCGGATGAAACCCAGTTAGAACCGTCATAAACTTCTACAGCGTTGGTGTCTTTGAGGTAAGAAATCATACCTTCGGACACGACGCCAGATAGCGCGGTAGTGCGCGCAGCTGCGTTAGCGAACACCATTACGGTCTGTTCCATTAAATAAGTGTTAACCTGGGCTGCCGTAAGCACGTCACCCGTGTTAAACAGCTTATAACCTGCACCTGCCATTGTGTCTCCTTAGTAGCTTAAGACGTCTTCGCCTAGTATACCGCTTACCGTGCTATTTAACACGAAGCCAGCTAACAAAGGCTCAGAAGTGAATAGGGTCGTATTCCAGCTTGATTTAGTAATGTTGTGGTGAATAGCGTTGACCAGGCTGGGCTGGGTAACGCTGGTCGAGCCTGGCATGGTCTTTGTAACCGTGATGCCGTCGAGTAGGTCAATGTCGACCCCAGCTAAAGGCTTATTGGGGTTGGTATCGTCGTAAAGATTGAGCTGGATGCTATCTATACGAACTTCTGGGTCCTTGCGTGTAGCCAGGATACCTCTAGCCTGATTGAGAGCTTCTGCGTCTGTCTGGACTAGGATGCCGTCACGGATGCCAGAATGCAGGAAGTAAGTATCTATTGAAGTCTGGTCGAATACGTTTTGTGCCGTACCGCCCGCACGGGTAACTGTAACGTCGTTAATGAGGTTGGTATCGTCGAAGGCTACAACTGCATTCGTGTATGAGATATTCGTGCCAGTATCGCTGAAGGTATAGATGGAAGTCGCTGGTCGTGAGATAAGCGTGTTACGGTCAACGAAGTTAATTTTAGACTCACCGTCTACGAAGATACCACCGAACTCGCTATTTTCGACCGTCTGTAATGCCTCTAAAACGTTCCTAGAGGTGCCTGGGTCGGCTTGTAGGGTACTTTCCCCAGTATCTATGTTTCGAAGGCTCACAGGCCATTCTACGGCGTCTAGAAGGGCATTTACGCGTGCACCTGACAACTGTCCAGCGGGAGTCCCTGATACCGTACTAATAGCCGAACCCGCAAGTAGCTTAAACGCGTCAACGCATCGAAGGTTAACGGTGCTGAGATTTTCGTTTCCTTGTCTAAAGCCTGTGTCGTAGTCTGTGATATATCCAGAAAATAGATAATAATCCACACCAAGATACGTTGCATAAATAATAATCTGTCGAAGCGGTACTAAATTCGGGTAATAGGCCCCAGCTGGATTCATCGGATTCCAGTCGCCGTTTTGGTCATAAAGTACGACGTCTGCACTACCAAATTCGAACTTAGAAGTTATGCGGTTACGACCACGACGAATGGCGACGCGAGTTACTAAGTCCGTAATTTCAATTGGTAATGTGCCTGAGCCTAATCTGTTAGTTCCTAATATGCCTTCTGTAGCAGAACCTAGAATAAGCGGGTCAGTCTCGAAAGCTGTATCACTATCGAAATCTACGAAAACCCGTAACGTAGGTGCAGCCATTAGATAGCCACGCTACTTAACAATAGGTCTTGTCCTGCGCGTTGGTGTCTATAAAGGTTATCTAGAATAGTTGCGGTCAGGTCTTCTTGGGCGATTACTGAGCCTTCTACGTTTACTATAATTTCAACGCTAGGAGTTCCACCTGATTCAATAAGCATTAACTCGGCCAGAGCCAGCTCAGATGCGGCCAACGCTGCTAATGCGTCTGCATGAGCTTCTACCGCAGGTGTAATAACTGGGTCTCCTGCCACATAGGCAGCTGCGGCAGCTGGGTCCAAAACAGAGTTAGGGCTAGGAGTTCCACCTAATGCAGCTGCGTTCGTGCCGTTTATGTAGACATTATTGGCATTGACGTCCATGCGCTCTAGTTTTGTTACGCTCATAGTGGATTGGTCTAAACGTAAACCTTTTTCAGCGAATAAGGTCTCAATAGGTATTTTAATATTGAGTTGTTTCAATAATTCTTGAATGCGAGTTATCTTTGAAGGCCAATCTACGAACGGGTCGCCCACCATTTCGTCAAGGCTGTCAAGTAAGTCTGCCAATTCTTTAGCAGCCGCTTCGGCTTTGATTAACTGACCTTCAAGAATAATGGCACGCTTTACGTCTTCATCCAAAATAGCTTGCATGAGTTCCAACCGTAGACGCTCCACGTCGTTAATCTGGCCACCTAGAGCTGCTGCTATTTGAACGCGCTCAAGGTCGAAACGTTGTGCAATCTGGCCTAGTATGCCTTCTTCCTTCTTTTTCTTGTTTAAGGCTTCCTGGCTTTTAACTTGCTTCTTCGTCAACGCTAATAATTCCTTAGCGCGCTTAGCCGCGTCTGATTCAGCTTTAGCGCGAGCGCGGTCTATCTTTACCTGAGCATCTGTTGAACCTGAAACGCTCATCGGAGTCTGGAAAGGCTTAGGTTTTACTTTACCCATTTGAGTAATCGCAGACCACGGTGCGAATGGGTCCACGTTTTTAAAGAACTCAAATACAGTCGTACCGTAAGTGCGTAAATCAGAAAAGGCTGCAATCAGGTTAGCGATTCCGCGTGTCGTGTTAGCAATGCTGTCGCCGAAGCCATCCATCACTTTAACGCCGCCACCTATGCCTTTATCGCCTTGTAAGATGGTAAAAGCGTCTACTAAACCTTGTCCTACGGTTTCTTGCATATTGGCATACGCAATATTGAGAACTGCCACCTTGCCGCTGTAAGTATCTAGATAAGCTGCATTTTGGCCTGAAAATTGTTTAGCCAATAGCGTCTGGATTTCTGCGAAATTAGCAGTCTGTAGTTCTGCACGCGTTAAACCGATATTGTATTTAGCAAGGCTGCGTGTGTTTCCTACATAAGCCTTGCTCAAATCGGCAGCGACAGTAGTTACGTCTTGTCCCGCACCTGCCGCAACTTCTAACGCAAGGCCTAGTAACTCTTGCGCTTTAGTAACTGAGCCTGTCGTGGTCAACAACGACTGGAATGCTGGACGCAATTTATCATCCAGAACACCGCTCGCACGCTCTAAATCTGCTATGTAAGCCGTTACGCGTGAGTCTTCAAAGGCTAGGCCTAAGTTACCTAAAGTCTGTGTAAGCCGTGTCGCTGCGCGCTCGTCTTCTTCAAATGCTCGTACCGATGCTTTACCGAATTGGACTATTTCACGAACGGAAAGAACGCCGACTAAAGTTTTACCTAAGCTCTTAAGATTGCGCTGTAATGAGGTTGTGGCTTTATCGGCTTGCTTAAAACCTTTATCTTTGAATTCGGACGCTATGTCAATACGAATAGCCATTATGCGGCCTTTCTCGTTGAAGTGCGTTGCCTAAAAGCCGTAGAAGCTTTCTCAATGGCTTTCATAACTGAGTCTAAAGCCTTGCCGCTATTATCCGCGTAAGCTGCATAAAGAATGCGACCACGACCGCGGCTGAACTTGTCGTATTGCTTTAGCGGACCAATGCCATTCATCGCACCTACAAATATGCGACCAGCGTTAGGATTATTGCTCTGTCCTATGTTCTTAAAACTTTGTCCATATTTACGTCCAGCTTTTTGTACGCGTCCTTGTGGATTGACACGACCTGCCCATTCGGCAATAGCACCAGCGGCATCGCTGTTAAATAATGAATACAACGCTGAAAAGCCTTGACGGTTACGCTTTGTTGCGCCCATCTTGTATGTAATGCCGCGACGTATCATCGTAGAGTCAAATTTAGGAAACTCTCTTGCCTTCGAAGTTCGGCTATTAACTTCTGCGCCTGTGTCTGCCCAGTTGTATAAATTTCCAGGTGGGACGCCAGGCACCTTATTACGGGCTGCGTCGCGTACTTCTTTTAAGGCTATGCGAATTTCGGCGTCCATTTGAGCACGCAGGTCAGGCGCGAACTTCTTGAGAGCTCTTTTAAGCTCTGGCACGCCTTCGACCACGACTGGCATTTTCCCGCTCTTTCGCCTGTTGTTTCAAAACCTCGTAAAAGGCTTTGAGTAAATCTAAATCCATGTTAATAAACTCGCTAGGCGCGATACCCGTATGTACCGAAAGCTGGGCTACTCGATACGTAAAGCTATCGCGCGTTAGCCATTTGGGTAGTTATCCGCCAAAACCTCGACGGCTTGCAGAGTCTCCAGAAACGCTAGGCCAAAAGGCTTAACGTCTGGAGCATCTGCGCGGCGTAAACATTCCCAAGCTAGCCAGTAAATATGTTCCTGTTTCTCATCTTCCCTAAAAGCTTTGTGAAAGCCTTTACGAAATTGTTGTTCGAAAGCGTACTCGATGGCTGGGGTAAGCTGGTGCGTACTCTCAGTTCCATCTGCCCTAGTAATTTTCAAGCTAGCCATGATGCCCCTTATCTAATTTTTACCAGGTGCCTGAGTCGGCAACTGTTACTGCTGAGTTTACTGTAAACGTAATGTCCATAGTGGCCATATCGCCTGTAGCACCGTTAATTGGTGTTAGGTTGTTTACAAGCAAGTCGCCAGTCCAGAGCTTGTTGGTCGCTGATACAGCGGCTACTTTGTCTTGGATTAGCTTCCATGCGACAGTAGTACCGTAAGCATCTGACAATGTGTCAAGGACGGAAGCTGCTGCCTGGTCGTTCAAAAACGACACGGTGATAGTTGCGGACTCTAGTCCTTTTACGAATTTGTGAGCTGTGTCACCCATCGCAGTAACTTCGAGTTCATCGAATGCTTGATTAAGTGTGACAGAGGTCACATGGTCGGACAAGTCTACAGAAGCAATCTTAAGTCCGACTTTGTTGTTTAGCGTAATCGCCATGATTACTCCTCATCTTTCTTGGGTTGTTTTGTTTCTTTCTTTTCAGCGGGCTTTACTTGACCGATTTTGGCAAGGAAAGCTTCGCGTTCTTTGTCTACCTCAGCCATGTTAGCTCCAATCTGATAGAACGCTGATAGTTACCTCGCCTGAGAGAAGCTCTCCCGCTGTACCTTGCAGCACAGCTGGCGCGGTAAAAGTTCCTAGTGAATAAGCCAGATTAGACGCTTCTAGCTTATTGACGATGTTTAAGTAAAAGTCTTCAATGTTAATAAGGTTGCCTTGATTATCGAACATAGGTGCCAAAACAATAAGCTTAAAGTTCACCTTAGGCTTGACAGTTTTGTAATGGTCATTCGAAGGCTCTATGTATGGGTCGCCTGGCTCTACGACAATTGAATTAGCAAGCGGCGTGGCAGGTGGGAAGGAAAACACCTGCCAGGCCGTATTGTCACTTAGAGCAGCCGCGATTGTTCCACGAAGGGTAGAGATTGCCGACATTACCCGACCTGACCGCCTGGTGCTAAGTGGTCCGCAAGTAACCCGCGTACACGGGCCATAAGCGTATTACCCATACGATAGGGCGAAGGCTGGAAGTCTGGCGAGATGCCGCCTGCGTTAGAAGCCTGACGTGCTTGCCAGATGTCAACGGCAATCATGAGCGACGCTTCATTAACTTCTGGCAGGGTTTCGTAATCTATGTGTGTTGTACCGTAAACAGTTCCCCACGGTACTAAATCATTCTTTACTTCTGCTGTAGCGTTATTAACTGTGTAACTTACTGAAAAATCTGTGCGAGCAGTAACAGTCTTAGAGCCGTTATATTTTGCTCCGCAATTTTCGACCGTGATGGTCTGACCTACAATAAAATCATGTTGGACTGGCGTATAAATTGTCGCAGTCGTGGTTGTGCTTTCATGAGCACTAACTGAATATTTGTTGTACCAGAGTTTAGCTTTTACGATGTTCTCAGCAGCCTGGCAGCATTCTTCTACTACTGCGGAGCTATACAAAGCACCAATACCTAGAGCAGCACGAAGTTCGGCTTCTGTTACAAATGTGGCTGGCATTGGTTTCCTTTCTAATGTTAGCCCCAGCGGCTAGGGCTGAGCCGCTGGGGTAACTCGACTACTTACTAGGAGAGGTTGAACTTACGAACA